ATACAAGCCGACCTATCCACTCAACCATGTATACGAAACAGAAACCGGCCACCTTCTAGAGTTTGACGATACGCCAGACCACGCTCGTATCAACATCTTTCACAATAGTGGAACATACATGGAACTATCGAAGAACGGAACAAGAGTGAACCATACGGCCGGTGATGAACACAACACTGCACTCAATCGTTTCACCAACATCAAAGACAATGAAACACTTACGGTCAATGGATCGATGAAGATACTAGTCAATACAGATAGAATAGAAGGCCAGAACTTTGACATACAGATAGATGACGGAGCCAACCTAAACATACAAGTAGATAGAGGTGCCGCCAACATTGTCGTCAAGGGTAATGTAAACCTAAAGGCCGACGGTGACCTTAACGCTAACGCGGCCAACATATCATTGAATAGTGAGGGTAAGTTTAACATGATTGCAGGGAGTGACATCAAGATAAGTGGTGCATCAGTAGACATAGACGGAACACCAATTGACCTTAACTAGAAAAGGCTATGTTTAAATTTTTAAAACTTTTTCTAATCTATAAATGTAATAAAAGATGTTAGGAATATTTCGTATCAAAGAGAAGCTGTATACTCTTGCGGCAAGAAGCAAACTCCGAAGGTGGGCCTTATCTCTTACTGGTTGGAAGTATTGGACTTGGCAAATCGTTGTATGTGGATTTGCTCTATTCGTTTGTGAGTTAATACTAAATAGAATAGGATTTACATTGATACCGTGGTAGTAAAGGTATTAGCTTTATTACTGTGTGGTTGGATATCATATGTAATCGTTTGTATGATACTAGGAACTTTTGGTATACTATGACAAAGAAGAATAACTACAAATATGACTGGAGAGGTAATGTCTTATCTTATAGTGAAAGACATGGTTGGCATTTGAGTCCAACGGAGAGTCGTAGACTACAAAGAGAAGAGATACATTCGTCTAAGCGTAAAGGAAAGATTGATTATCGTACCGGCAAACCCGGTAAGAGTAAGTGAAAGACTATATACTCAATCGCATACACGCAATCCGAGAGGACAATGTAATCGACTTAGAAGTAGAGAGATACCGTAGAGGGTATATGAAAAAAATTTTAAAATCTCAAAAAAATCTTTTCCCGCATCTGTATGTAGAGATAGATATATCTGTACTAGAGAATAGGTACCCCCTAAAATCTGGCTCGGATAATCAAGAATTATTTGAGGATCTATCTAGTACTGGACTTGTGCACCCGATAATCGTTTCTTATATTGGTAATCGTATTAGCACTGGCCATCGTAGAGTTCATTGGGCTGAGCGTAATGGTTATACACACATTAGTGGATATAGATTACGAAATGCTGAAGATTGGATGCCAGTCTTCAATTCGACAATGAAACTTGACTAAATATAATAACTAGTATAACAAGGAGGTATTCATGTTAGACTGGATTAAAGGAAGGATCAAGGAAATGTCTTCTTGGTCAGGAGGTGCATTAGTTGCACTAGGTCTTGTCATTCTATTAGGCGGACCATTTCTCAATCTATTAGCATACGCTGCTATTATTTGGGGTATTATTTCATTCATTAAAAAAGACTAATCACGATTTGAATATTAACTAAAATATAGGGGAGGCTGATTCCTTTCGTTTTTGCCTTCCCTAATTAAGGAGTACAATGTTAAAACAAATATTAACAATTACGGCCGTAGGTCTATGTCTATTTGCATATCAAGCAAGTGCAGCAGATGTAACACCATATGGCTCAATCAACTATAAATGGTCAAACGATGAAAACGCTGCAGGCAAGTCATACCATAAACTTGAAGACAACGGTTCATCACTAGGTGTTGACTTCTCGGACATAATGTTAGAAGGTGACACTCTAGCTGGCTTTGGTAAGATTGAAGTCGGTGTTGACACAGATGACGCAGGGTCAAATACATTTGACTCTAAACTTGCATATGCAGGATTAGAAGGACCATTAGGTTCTGTATCGGTAGGTCGACAATCTCACCCTTTCACAGATAACATAGGAGGTAAGACTTCTATCTTTAATGTGTATGGATCAAACGCAGATTGGAACTATGCATCAAGGTCTTCACAGACTTTAGCTATATCAACAACTGTAGGACCACTATCAATCGATAGCCTAGGTATTGTTGATGGTAGTTCTAGTAACACCGATGCTTTCGATCAGTATGAGTATACTGCTTCGATGAATATTATGGATAGTGATATATCTTTCGGATACGCCGATGATGTGAACAACGACATATCTTATTGGGGTGTAGCAGGTTCAAGTGACCTAGGTATTATCTCAATGAGTTCAAGCTATACTATCTACGATGCTGCAATCGACAAATATGGATTAGAGGTAACTGCGAGTTACGATATATTCTCTGTCGGTTACGGTGACAAGGAAGGCACAGGACACTATTATACAGGAGGAGTTGCTCATGACTTAACTGACTCTCTTATTGTATATGCTGAGGGTGAAATGGCTGACCTAGACTCTGGAGTAGAAACAACTTCTTGGTCGGTAGGTAGTAAATTTACATTTTAGGAGAAACTAAATGTTAAAGAAACTTCTATACATATTGATTGTTATCATAGCATTTGTTCTTGGACATAACTATGGAGAGAATACAGTATCAGTTATTGAAGATTTGCCAATTCCAACTATAACTATAGAGATGCCATCTAATGATGACACAGAAATTGAAACACCTGTTGCCGAAGAAGAGGTAGCAGGTTAATCATCTAAACGGCCGTATCGTTTAATCAGGATCGATCTTAATCTTTCCCAGACGATACGGTCATAAACTTGCTGACCTGTACGAGGTTCTCTTAATGCAAGTTTATCATATTTAATTTTACACTTTAAAATTTTTTCTAACATTCGATTTGATTGAAGTACGCCCAATGCTCATCACCACTTTCTGTCTTATATCCAATGGATCCTAGGTAGTTTAGTTCAGTATCATATTCTTTTACTTGAACTCCTAACTCACCTGCAGGATCAGATTTAGAAACACCAATAGAAATATCTGTAATCACTCCCTCCTTACCTAGGATGGTTCTATCATTCACAGATACTTTATCACCAATTTTTAAAATCATATATTCACTCCTACTGTTACACCAGGTTCATTTTCATTTTTAGTCAACCTAGTTTTTGTTTTCATTCTTTTGATATACTCACTATTCGTATTGAAATGTAGATGTAATTCATTCTCACTTTTACAATAAGCCAACTGTTTATTTTTCAGTTCTTCTTTTTGAAAATGATAATACTCCCAAGCAAGGTCTTGTGTAAGAAACCAAACAACACCTTGTATCTCTAATATGCGAGGGTCACCTGCTTTTGCAAAATCAACTATACAATACATGATATGGCAACCTCCGTAGCAAAATATTCTTCAAGGTCTTCATAATTTTCAAAACCTATGATGTCCCAACTTACTGTTGCATCTTTACATTTATGTAATCCTTCTGTTACAGAAATCTTACCAGACTTGACTTCTTCCTCGACACTTGCGAGAAATATCTCAGCCTCAGTTTCTAGCCATGCTTTTACTTTTCCCATAATCTCTCCTTTCTATTTTCTATGGTATAAATCAAAACTTGTAGCAAACTCCTTATGACAATTTGCCTGTGGTCTTTTATACACACCTGGTATACTACCACCTCTGTATCTATACAAAACTTTTTTTGCTTTTCTCTTTCGAGTAACTTTTTGAAATGCATCAATCCATTTGATAGGTATACCTTTAGCAATTTTTAAATCATTACTAGATGTATCTAAATGTTTAATTAACAATCCGTTTACGAGTGGATCAAGTGGCATTACGCAGCCTCCTTTACATCAATCATTGACATAGGAACACTATAAGACCTACCGTCATTCATTTTAGTAACGGCACATCTAGTTTTCATAACTTTCGTTACAGTTCCTAACCAGTATTCAAATCTACCAGAAACACCAACAGTAGAACCTACTGAAAGAGTAGACTTAATCTTTAAGGCATCAGATTTTCTACGAGCCTTAAGAGCAGCAACAATAATATTGTTGTAGTTAGGACCCCAATTAGGTTCCTCTTTAATAAATGATAGAACATCATTTAGAGTAGTAAAGTTTTTAATTTTCGATTTAATCATAATGTAACCTTTCTATAATTATTGTTGTGATTGTTTATCAGAATACAACTTGGTAATAATATTGTTATATTCTAATTTAAGTGTATTGTAAATATCTAAATCTCTAATAGATTTAACATACTCAATCTTTTCATCAAAAGATTTAAGTTTATTGTATTCTTCGAACATTTCGTTTTTAGTTGGTATATTTTCTTTAATCATGAGTATACTATATACCAAGTCAATATATAAATCAAGAAAAAAATGCACCAATTTCAAATAAAAAAGTCTTATTTATCAACGATTTGTCAATATGTCGCACTTTTATTTTGTTGTATTTTTACAACACTATGGTTTGTTCGTGGTTTGTTCTATCAAAATTACTGTGATAAATATAGAAAAAGGAGATAATCATGGAATGTAAAAATTGCGGTCACGGTTGTCATTGTTCAAACGGTTCATCTTGTCAATCATGCGATTGCATGGTATGCGAACATGATGTAGGTTGCTAATGGCTAGAGGATTAAACATAAACAATCATTATAGTAAAGGTCCGAAGAAGAGAACATCTATTGGTGACAGTCCAAGATCAAGACCAAAGAATAAAAGTAAGAGAAGACAACATACTAGAAGTCGTGGTCAAGGATAGTGGGTAAACCTGCACAAAGAAATGGTGATGCTAACAACGCAGGTGGTGTCATAAACTCTATACCTCAGTCTAATGTATTCTGTAATAGTGAGTTACTATCCGTAGATGGATCAAAGGGAACAGGACACCCACTAGGTCCACCTCATGCTGCAGGTGTATGGACAACAGGCAATGGTAGTTCTACAGTAAAGTGTAATGGTATACCTGTAAATAGACAAGGTGATAGTGATTCCTGTGCTCATGTAAGAGTTGGTGGATCAAATAATGTAAATATCGGATAAGCCATATAAATAGTCGTATGGCTATCTATCAAACAGGTAAATTCGACTCACAAAGAACTAACTCAGCAAGTAGGTCTTCTAGGATCTATTCTGATTTGGATTTAAATTTTGCGTTGACACCTGGTAAGAAAGATGTCAATAAGAAAAAAGATATTGAGGCTGTAAAGCAAAGTGTCCGTAATCTGATATTGACCAATCATTATGAAAGACCGTTCCATCCTGAGATTGGTTCGTCTGTTCGTTCTTTATTATTCGAGAATATAAACCCTATAACAACTAATATTTTAAAAAGAGCTATAGGTGAGGTCATTACAAACTTTGAGCCAAGAGCAAGATTAAGTGCAATCGATTGTTTTCCTGATATAGACAGAAATGGATATGAGGTCACTATACATTTTTATATTGTCAACATGCCAGGTGAACAAGTGCAACTAGAAACATTTTTAGAGAGAGCAAGGTAATGGCTAAAAGATTAGATGTAACAGAATTAGATTTCGATGAAATCAAAACAAACTTAAAAACATTTTTAAAACAACAAGATCAATTTACTGATTATGATTTCGAAGGTTCTGGTATGTCAGTCCTTCTAGATTTGTTAGCATACAATACACACTACAATGCTGTGTATGCAAACATGCTAGCAAACGAAATGTTTTTAGATACAGCTGACCTTAAGAATAGTATCGTATCTCATGCTAAGCATGTTGGTTATACTCCAGTTTCAGCAACCTCAGGAACTGCAAATATAACAATAACTTTCAATAGTGCATCT